GTCTGTTTTATCATAGTTATCAGCAAGTAAAACATTGCTGCTTATTTCAGCAACCAGCCGAACAACGCTGGATTGCCCCGGACAGATACTTTATAATCCCCGCTCCATTGGCCCCTTAGCTCAGTGGTTAGAGCAGGCGACTCATAATCGCTTGGTCGCTGGTTCAAACCCAGCAGGGGCCACCACATTTAGTGATGAAAATCATGCAGTTAAGCCACCTCACAAGGGTGGCTTTTTTGTTGGCTATAATCCCGATGGCAGCAAAATGGCAGCAGACTTTTTTTGCATATTTCGGTTTCCATAAACTTTTCTCTTGCGAGGGGCAAAAAAAAACCCGCTAAGCGGGCATTTTTACATCCATAAGACTTGCTGAGAACCTCGATCAGGGTGGGGCGGAACGCTAGCCACTTTTCCTGGTGTCATGATTATGTCAGTCACAGTTTCATGTGACTTAAAGGTACAACTGCAATTAATGTTCTGGCACTGGTTATAACGCTCTTTAGTATTCTTAGATACCTGAAAGCTACTTCTCGTGTGTGCGGCATTACCACACATAGGACAATTCATCATCGCTTAAGCCCCATCGCATTTTTAATCAATTATACACAAACATTCATTCTGAGATACACATCATTCCATTTGAAATGGATCAATTTTCACTTCCAGCTCTATGCTGGTCGTGTAGCCACTGTCCGCGCTCAGGCTGTGCGTCAGCGTGGTAATGATCCATTCGCCGTCATCAATCTGTCTCTTAAACCCTGTCACCTTTACCGGCATTTCGGTGTAAAGCTCAGCACGCCCGCGCGCCAGCTGGATCGAGAAGGTAGCAACGCCGCGCTGCAGCCGTTCCCACTGCATTTTCGCTGCCCGCTCTGCGTTTGACCGGTTGGCATAGGTGCGGCTTAAAACCAGTACGTTTTCATCGGTGCCGACGAGGTAATCACCCTGTTTCGCTTCCGGCTCTTTTTTCTTCACTGTGGTTTTGCGGCGTCGCTTTACCTTCGTTTGTGGCTTTTTCGCTGGCTCGCGCGTATGCAACCAGCTGGCAATCACGCCGGTGTAGGCGTCGCGGTCAGCCAGGGTAAAGCGGTGACTGTCGCCGTCACGGCGCTGAATGGTGATGACCGGCAGCGCCCTGCCGCTGGCGTTTCTGCCCTGTCCCTGCCGGATAAACAGCAGTTTGCCGTCCTTGACACAGGCCACCGCACCGCACTGGCGGGCCACGCGCATCAGAAAACTGGCGTCGGATTCGTTGGTCTGGTCGATGTGGTCGATTGCCATTTTCTCAACGTCGGCGCCCAGCGCTAAATCCAGCTTGTGTTTTTCCGCAATGGCTTTCGCAATTTCGCCTGCCGTGGTTTTGTGCCACGACTTTTCGTGCTTAGTGTTCAGCGTCTGGCGAAAGTCGGCGCTGCGGGCGCGAAGCGTCAGCCGGTCAGGAGTGCCGCTGTGCTCAATCTCGTCAACGGTATAGCTGCCCTTGCTGATAAGCGGTTCGCCCTCCCAGCCCAGCGCCAGCTTTAGCACCACGCCCCGGCGCGGCAGCTGCAGCAGGCCGTCCGCGTCGTCCAGCTCAATATCAAGCTGGTCAGCCTCAAAGCCCCGGTTATCGGTCAGCGTCAGGCTGATGAGCCGCTTTTGTATGGTCTGCGTGACGTCTGCACCTGCCATCGTCAGCCGAAACGCCGGGGCGCTGGCCGCCCCCTTTACCCAGCTTTCTGCCTGCATCATCAGAAAAGCCCTCCCACTGCTGCAGTGACTTTACCGGCCACCCCTGCCGCCGCGCTTTTCATGGCGTCAAGCTGGCCGCTCAGGCTACCGAACATCTCGCCCAGCGACTCGTCTGCACGCTTAAGCGTGAGTGTGAACTCAATGCGCCTGCACGCGCCGTTACTGAAAAACTCGGCCTTAGTCTGGCTCAGGCTCTCAATCACATACATGCCGTAAATGGTGCCGCTGCCTTCAATGAGCGGCCACGCCCGCCCCAGCTCCGCGATTTGCTCCAACGCATAAAGCGATAATCTGCCGCCGGTCAGCTCCGGCAGCAGCACGCCGGAAAGCGTCAGCGTGTCGGTGTCCGGCCCGGCAAACTGCAGCGACGGGCGAAAGCCCACGCGGTTGTTAGACGGAAACCGCCAGCTGCGTTGTAACTGCAGTTCCTGATAAGGCACCGTTTCCAGCATGAAAACGAACAGCCCCAGCGTCATCATCATTCGTCAAATCCCCCCTGATCACGGTAGGAACTGCGCGCACGAGCTTTCGCCTGGCGCTCTCTTGCATCCAGCATTCTTAATACCTCTGCCGCCACGTCCTGCGCGCTTTCCCCCGGTTGCTGATGTATGGTGATGGGCGCATGAATGGTGACAGGCGCGGCAGTTATGGCGTTTTGCTTTGTGACTTTTTCCTGCGCATAGCTGCCAGCGGGCAGGCTCATAGGGTGCAGCGGGCGCGCGGCGGCAGGCGCGGCGGCCATACCCAGCGCCAGCGCAGCCGATGCGGCGAGTGCGGCAGTGCGGCGGCGGCTGGTAATGCGCGCCGGGCCGTTGACCAGCTCCGGCCCGTTCTCGCCTGCGATGCCATACTGACCGGCGGGAATGTAGCCGCCATTGTCATAGAGTCCGGCAAAGCCCGTCGGGGATGCCGGACTTAATGGGTTGACCGGTGTCGCGCCGCCCTTGTCCGCTGAGGGCTTCATGAATCCCGGCAGCAAATCCGTCATGGATGACAGTCGGGCCTTAATCGCGTCCCATTTGGCCGTGATGCCGTCAAGGAGTGCGCTTATCATGTTGCTGCCCGCTTCTTTAAACCGCTCGGGCAGCGTGCTGGCCGAGTTAACCAGCTCATCCCATTTCTGCGACACGGCTGCCTTGATGCTTTGCCATGCCCCGGTGATGCCGTCACGTATCGCGTCCCAGCCTCTGCTGATGACTCCCTGCAGCGCGCCATCCGCGAACAGGGATTTAACCCACTCCCACGCACCGGCTATTTTGCCTTTGATGGCCTCCCATACCGCCGATGTGTTATCTGTCACCTGCTGCCAGAGTGCCGCAAACTTCGGCCCGAGGGAGTCCCAGTTACGCCAGATATAAAGTGCGCCCATAGCGATAAGGCCAATGACGGCCAGAATCGGGTTGGCAAACATCATGCGGCCCAGCCAGATAACGCTGCTGCCGACGATACGTAACGCCCTACCTGTCATTCCCAATGCACTCGCGCCCTTAAAGCCCAGCGTCGCCATGCTCAGCCTGATGACCGCCATCGGCCCGACAATGGCCGCAAAGCCGATGGCCAGCGTTCCCAGCCCGATGACGATGGCAGACACCGCCGCGCCGACTTTCACCAGCGCGCCAGCCAGCGCCTTGTTTCTCTCTATCCACTGCGCTGCGCTGTTGGTAACCTTTTTAATCAGCCCCATGATGTCCATGAGCGGCTGGCGCAGCGTATCCCCTAACCCGCTCATGGCGTTATTGAGTCCGGTTTTTGACAACAGCCACTGCGCGGACAGGGAATCTTTATTGATGTCAGACTCTTTCTGCATTGAGCCTCTGGCCGCATCGCCCTGCGTCAGCGCCAGCTGTCGGCGCAGCTCCGGCAGGTTGTTGGCAAGTTTCGCCGCATCCTTGCCGAACTCCTTGCCGAATATCATCGTCAGGGCAGACAGGCGTTTGTTTTCCGGCAGCTTTTTGACCTTCTCCAGCACGCTGATGATGGTCCCCATCGCGTCCGTGGTCATCTGCTTTTCAATCTTTTTGGGGTCCAGCTTGAGCAGCGTCATCCCTTCCTGAAAGCGCTTGCCCTGCATGGTGGCAATCGACAGTTCGCGCACCATTGCGTTAGCCGAACTCGCCGCAATCTCAGAGGTGGCACCCAGCGAAAGGAACGTTGAACCCAGCGCCGCCGCCTTGCGAAAGTCCAGCCGGTCGGCGTTGCCGCCCATGCGCTGCAGCACGTCAATAATGTCCGCCCCTTTCGACATTGCGTTATCGTCTAAATAGTTCAGCGCATCGCCCAGCTGCTCAATGTTGCGGGTCGGTATCTTGTACAGCTGGCTGATTTTACCCAGCCCCTCGGCCAGCTGGTCGGCGGGCAGTTCAAACGCCGTTGACGCTTTGGCCGCCGTGGTGGCAAAGGCCAGTAAATCGCGCTTCTGGTCGGCGTAGGAATCATTCTGGTTGGTGACGCCCATGCGTGCGCCGCCCTCAACCAGCGCGGCATAGTCAACCGCGCCGTGCTCCATCGGCAGTTGCTCACTGGCGGCCTTGATGGCGGCCTGCATGTCGTAAAACTGCGCGGTGCGGTTGCCTTTGTCATCGCGCAGCCCGTTGACCTGCTTTGCCACGCCCTTCATGGCGTCTTCCATATCTGCCGAGGCTTTGATCGTTGCCGCAAACGGCACGCCCATAGCCATCCCTGCCGCCGTCGCTGTCGCCCCTGCCCCGGCCACCCTGTCGCGGGCCTCCAGCGTTTTGCCGTAGCGCTCACGCACCGCGCGCATTTTTGCCTGGCGCTCGCCCAGCTTTTTCAGCTCACGCTGCTGGCGCTCAATGGCGTCACTCGCTGCGCTGGCGTCGGTTTTCAGTCGGCGCTGTGCCGCGCTCAGCTGTTTGGTGTCGATACCGGCGGCGGTCAGCGCACCGCGCTGCTGCTGTACCGAGCGCAGCAGGCCGTTGTAGCTCTGCTGCAGGTCATTAACACGGTTTTTTGCCTGCTCAAGCAAGCGGGACTGCTGCGCCGTGGGGCGGTTGGTAGCGGCAAACTGCGTCGCCAGCGCGGCGGCCTCCTGCCGGGCTGAGGCAAGATTTTTCTCAGTGATGGCAAGCTGCTGGCGCGTTTTGCGAAAGCCGTCAATGCGTCCGGCCTGATCGTTCAGGCTTTTCAGGCTGTCTTTGCTGGCTTTGAGGGCGGCGGACAGCTCCCTGGAGCCGTCGCGCGCACTGCGAAAAGGGCGGGTGATTTTGTCCACCGCCTTAAGTACCACCTGCAGGCGCAGGTCTCTGTCACTCATCGTCACCGGCTCCGTTACGCAGGATCGCTTTGTGCCG